TGAGGAGCGGATGGAAATTTTGATCAAGTGGGCAAACGACCCAAGGAGCAAGGAATGGACTCGAAAGATGTCAACATCAAGACGACCTGTGCAGCGGACAAACGCATGATGTACCCAACCACCCGCAACAAGACGAAGATCCTTCGAGCAGTCATGTACCTACGGCATGAAGGCTTTACCGTTGGCCAAACAAAGACAGGGTTTGTCGCTGTTGACGATGACGGCATTGTCATTCAGGCAACCCCGTACCGCACCAGCGCACAGGTCTTTCACCCGACACTCAAGATCTACCGTGAGGAATATGCGCTGTCCATACAAGAAACCTATTGGTTTGCTGAGAAACTGCCATTGTTGACAGAGTGGGCAAAGGATCCAAACGCAAAGGAACCCGGTCGCGTGTTGCCGATTTCCCGCAGACCTGTACCGTCACGGCAAGGAACCGCATGATCCATACGCTTTGCGCTATACCAATTGCTTTAATCTGCATTGCCGCATGTGGGGCATGGCTATGGTTCTTTGACGATTCATCTCCGACTCGCTGACGCTCGGACTACTAATGCGACACACCAACTTACCCCATCACTTGTATGTGTATGTTGACAATCAGTTCCTTGGCCCTAACATGCCAGCCGGCACAACACCAGGCATCTGGCATGCCGTGTACGCCCGTCCCGGTCAGTACCTGTGTTGCCATGTTGTTCTAGCGTCAGGAGCGCACTGGTCAGGCTTGCCGCTTCACGCACTATCCTCCACCACTAACTTTGACCCGGATGTTGATGACTCCTCTCAGCCGTGGGGTGCTATGGGAGAACACATTGAAGCCATCCGATTGGATTACCTTGAAGGTCTAACTGTCAACGCATTCCGCGCCCAAGAGGAAGGAATACACACAGGTATTGTGATTGATTGGGCTGACGGCTCAAGCAGATATCCTGCCGAACACAAGCCACTTAGCCTCATTACCACCTTTGAAGGCTACTTCCTGCTCATCCCCAACAACCATTTCACGGTCGTTGACAAACACTTCGTTAAGCCCGATGCCTACAAGCAACAGTTAAAGTTGTACAAACGTGGCGAAGAAGTGTATTGGGAAATGTAATGCAATGCTATACTCGGTCGTATGCACAGTTACGACGATTTCAAATTTGCAATTAAAGCGTCCCTTGAATCAGAGGGATTGACACGAAACGACCTTGCCTTACGGATGGAGGAAAAGGGAATCCTACGCGCACATACAGTGCGATGCCTCCTCGGCGCACCAGGCACACGCAATGGCTCGCGAGTACCAAACTTTCGATCTGCCCTGCAAGTAGCACACGCAGCAGGGTTTGACCTTGTCCTACAAAAACGCGTATGAATACACGGATTGCCCTTATTGCTGTTAACGAATACGGAAAACGTATAGGGCAGTCACACCACAACGCACGAATACTTGACAGTGTTGTGCTGTCAATTCGTATCGCCCGTGAAGAACGCAAATTGTCGTATAACAAGTTGGCGGTGATGTTTAACCTAGGCAAGTCAACTATTCAAAAAATCTGCAACTATGAACGAAGAGCACAAATCCCTCGCGGTTACAAACGGGTCGTCCAAGTCCTTGCCGAAGAAACGCGGCCGGCCAAAGAAAGAAATCACCCCGGAAAGAATTGAATTACGGGAAGCACTTATTGCTTGGATTAGTAGCGGAAGATCGTTAAACGAATTCTGCAAACTTCACGGAAGTATCACTCGGCAAAGTGTTTACAATTGGATTGACAGTGATAAACAATTCGCTATACAATTCGCGCGCGCGAGAGATAGCGGGTGTGATGTCATTGCGGAAGACTGTCAAGCACTCGCCGACACCGAGCCAGTTGACCAAGTCCAAGCAGCATGGAGAAGGTTGCAAGTTGACACGCGCTTGCGCTTGCTAGCCAAATGGCATCCAAAGAAGTACGGCGACCGCACCGCAGTTGATCACGGTGGTGGTGTCACACTCACGGTGACCACTGGTGTCCCGCCAACCACATGACCGAGATCCGCATTGATTACCAACCGCGCAAGTGGCAACGAGAATGTCACATGGCGCGTAAGCGGTTTACTGTGTTGGCTCTCCATCGTCGCGCCGGCAAAACGGAACTTGCCATCATGGAACTCATTGACAAAGCCATGCGCTTTGACAAGGAACTTGGCTTGTTCTTCTACATTGCACCGTTCTTAAAGCAGGCCAAGGCTATTGCGTGGGCGCGACTCAAACAGAAGTTGTCACCGCTACTTGTTGCCAATGCCGTTGACATCAACGAAGGTGACTTGCTTGTCACTTTCAAGCACAATGGTTGCGTCATCCGGATCTTTGGTGGTGACAACCCCGATGCAATGCGCGGTGTTCGCCTTGACGGTTGCGTGATTGATGAGGTTGCCCAGGTTAAACCCGAGGTGTGGAACGACATCATTCAGCCGGCACTGTCTGACCGTCAGGGGTGGGCAATGTTTATTGGAACGCCTACGGGTGTCAATTTGTTCAGCGAGTTGTACTACCGCGCACAGTCGTTATCAGGCTGGAACGCAGCGAAATATACCGTATACGATACTCAATCCATTGATCCGGTCGAAGTTGAGCGACTGAAGCGCGACATGCCTGAAACGGCGTTTGCTCGCGAGTACCTGTGTGACTTCAGCGCGGCCGGCGACGACCAGTTGATTAGCCTGTCAGACGCTGAGATGGCAGCGAAGCGGGAATACACCGACAAAGATGTGGAAGGCTCAGCGCGGATACTTGGCGTTGATCCTGCGCGATTTGGCGATGACCGCTCAGTCATCTTTAAGCGGCAGGGTCTTGTGTCATTCCAACCACTGGTGTACCGGGGCATTGACAACATGGAGTTGGCTGCTCGCGTCGCACAGGTCATTGACGATTGGGAGCCTGATGCTGTATTTGTTGACAGCGGAGCGGGAGCGGGTGTCATTGACAGGCTGCGTCAACTTGACTTTGATCCCATCGAAGTACCGTTCGGTGGCAAAGCAATGCAGCCTGACCAGTTTGTCAACAGGCGCACTGAGATGTGGTGGGGTATGCGTGAGTGGATTCATGCAGGCGGTCAGATACCGCAAGATGTGGCGTTGAAGCAGGAGATTGCCACGCCTGTGTATTGGTTTGATCAGGCAGGCCGCAAAGTCCTTGAGTCAAAGGACGAGATCAAGAAGCGTTTGCAGGGTGGTGCGTCCCCAGACCTTGCCGATGCGCTCGCTCTCACCTTCGCTTACCCCGTTCGCCGGCGCACACTCTTTGACAAGTACAAGGCAAAGGGTGCAAAGTTGAAAGAGTACGACCCGTACACGAATTACAAGTGAGTACCCGTATTATCTATTGCAAGGGATAAATTCACGATGATCATTCGCAATGCAACGATGGACGATGTGGAGGTGCTAACGCATATGAGCAGGCAATTCCACGAATACGCGCCACATGCAGCGATGATCAACGCAACAGACGAAGAATTGGCTGACGCTGTACGCGCACTTATGACGCATGGTTGTGTGCTTGTCGCTGACCTGCACGGCGAAGTCGTTGGGATGCTTGGTGCAATCATCAATCCAATTTGGTTTGCGCCCCGTGTCAAGATCGCTTGCGAACTCGCTTGGTGGGTGAACACCGAGTACCGGGGCGGTCGAGCGGGGATCATGCTTGTCAAGGCATACGAGGTGTGGGCAGCAGAACAAGGTGCAACGGTGGCAACAATGTCTTCCCTTCAGATTGACCTGAACAACGCGGTTGGCAAGTTGCTTCACAAATTGGGCTACAAGGAATCAGAACACACATACGCGAGGAGACTGTAATGCCAGTATTTACAACTATTGGTGGAGCAATTCTTGGTAGTTCAGCAGCCATTGCTGCCGGCGGTACTGCGGGTGCAGCGGCTGCTGCAACAGCGGCAACTGTCGGCGCGGCAGCGGTTGGAGCCGGCGCAGCAGCAGCGGGTGTTGGCATTTCGGCAGCATCGTCGATGATGGGGCAGCAGGCGCAACAAGACGCAGCCCGTCAACAGAAAAAGGCGCAGCAAGCAGCCACCTCGAAGGCAATCAGTCAGCAGCGTCAGTCTGAAATGGTCACCAACGCAGCCAACCGACGCACACCTGACATCAACAGCATCATGTCGGCAGCATCACAAGCCGCCAAGACCGGCCCGTCGTCAACCATGCTCACAGGCCCCGGTGGCGTTGATCCCAATTCCCTTGCACTTGGACGCAGTTCGCTGCTAGGTGGCTAACCATGAGTCAATACACTGGCGACAACAACTCGTACGCAAACGCTCCAACACGCGACAGGCTGTTCACGCGATGGGGGCAACTCAAGTCTGAGCGAGCGTCTTGGTGGTCGCACTACCAAGAGTTGACCTCGTATATTCTCCCGCGC